TCTTGATATTTAGGGTCATTCGTAACTAAATTTTTATAGGTCGTCATTATATCCTCATCGAGTCCTTGTGAAACTTGGTTTAATAGGGTTTCAAGGTTTGTTTCTTCTGTCTTAGTTTCGTTTCCTACAATAGCATCTCCGAGAGTCTTTACTGCTTTCTGTTGGTCGTTTCCTTTCTTGATAGCGTAGTATTCAGCGATTGCGTTAGGATTAGCTTCTGCAAGATCTGCATACTCTTGTGTTCCTCGTTTTAATGCTCAAGATTGTACGGCATCATAAATAGATTTCCCATTTGTGTACAAACTCTTGTTTTTAGCAAGGTTTTTCATTCTCTGTGCTTCTTTTATGTTTACAAGTTGTGGAAGTCCTGTTTTTGTATCTATCATACTTCCAAACTCAAATCATTTTGGAGGGATTGCGATATTTCCTGCTACTGAACCTGTTGGTTTCGTTGCTTCTTGTGCTGATTTCGCTACACCTTGTGCAACATCTGTTTTTATTGGCTCTTCTTGAGGTTTTACAGGTGCTTCAGGTGTGATAGGTGCAGGAGCAGTGACATCGCCTGTTGTAGGAGGTGTTATTGGTGTTTCTGTTGGTTGTGGTTGGATAACAGGAGGTGTTTCAAGTGGTTTTGGAGTTCCAAGAGTATCACGAATACTGGAATTTCTAATAATTGCATTTCCAGATTCTCTTGCTTTATCTAAATCAATCTGACTTGCTTGTGATTTATCAACTATAGCAGTTCAGCTATCTAAAAATGTAACTCATTTGTTAAGATACTTTTTCTCAGCAATATTGCTTTGAATCTGTTTGTACTTGTCGAGTGTTGCAGCCATATTATGAATAGCAGGTTATAAAAAGAGTTTTATTGCTTCAAGCGAAGCTAGATATGTTAATAGTTACTCCGTCTTCGTGTCGAGTTGTAGCATTTCCTACAAGATTTGATAGAGAAATAAGGTTACTGGATTGAGAAGTTGCTATTGTAGAATCTGCTCATACATTATTATATGCACGAATTGAAAAAGTAGTAGTAAAATCTGTTTTTCCTGTACTCATTTGTGTAGAGTCCTGTACTTGTACTTCTACCATACGAGGTGGGAATCAGTTAGTAATGCGATAATTACCTGTTGCAGACACTACTTTTGATGTTACAAAATACCTTGCATAGATACCTTTCTCTACCAATTCTTTATTCACTCACAAAATAGGAGTCATCTCTTGAGGTGCTGGATTGATATATGTAGGTTTGTATTCTTTCATTAGACTTGACGGGTATTATAGCGTAAATCAAGATTCTTAAATCTATCAGCGGAAGAGTAGAGTTTTATCATAAATGAAATCTCTCTAAAATCCTTTTTATATGATATAAATTTCTGCTCTATGTCTGTTTGGTCGAGGTTTCCAACCAGTTCAAAGTTTGCTCAATCAATAGAACACCAAAGTTCTCCAGCTGTACCTACCTTTCCTATTCTTATTTCATCTATGCTTTTAATAATAGAAAAGTCTCCAAAATCAGTAGGTGGAGCGATATATATTCCCTCGTAGCAAGTACCTCACACAGTATAGCTAAAATCTATTTGTCATCGTCTATTACCTCAATCAGTCGTGTAAGAGTAGTAAACTGTGTTATTCTTAGCATAGACAGTAACAGGAGATTCTATTGGGTAAATATCCACTCATCAAGTAGTGCTTGCATCGTGAGCTGGTAAGTATTGGAATTGTTGTGGGAGTCATTGCATTTTACTACCATACATTAAGACTCTTCCGCTTGTCCTTTCAATTGCATAGAGTTTACCACTAGCAAAAGCAGTTCCTTTTGGTCAAGTAGACCCCTTGAAAGTAAACTTTGTATCACTTGTGGCATAGTTTCCGAGAGTGTTGCTGTCAGTCTTTCCTGCGAGTTTCCTCCATTCAAGTCCAGAACATATATAGAGTTCATCAGTATCAGTCGTTACATAGTCTATTATTCCGTCAGTAGTGACTCCGTTTGGTACGAAAGGTAATGATTGTGAGTATGATACTGTTTTAGTCCCTACATCTACAAGAGCGATACTATCTTCTGTGTATACTCTTAAATAGTTACCAGATATAGATAATCATCGGATAGTTTTATTTATAATATCTAGTGTCTGCAAAACTCAAGTAGAGTCTGTATATTTAATTGTTTTTCAGCTTCAAAAGAACAAAAGTATTCATTGATAATCTACTGGGTGACAATATTCGTATGCAGAGGAGTGTGTATGAAATGTAGACAGTGCAGAAAGTGTGCCACTAGAATAGGTGGTCTTGTACACATACAGATTAGAGAATATATAGAAGTTCCCTCTGAAGAGGATTCAATCGGTTACATCTCTTGTGTCTAGTGTGTCCATTTTTACTGCATCAGTTGTCCAGTCTTTTACCTTTCAATCTTCTGCACCATACCAAATATAATCTCATTCGGGAGAGAATATAGAAGTACATCATTCTCAAACACCTGCACTCTCATAGTTTACTTGTGGCATCAATCGTAATTCACTAGGGAAGTTTATAGTATCAATTCCTTGTTGGAAGATACATTGTCCTTTACCTACAAAGAAGTCATCTTGAGAAATTCATCCTGAGAAGTCGGATAAGATATTCATTTAGTACATTAAGTTAGTAAGAGTTGGCAAGTCTTGTTCCATTGGTTGTAAATTTCGGTCTTTCATATTCTCTATCATCATATCTAAGGCACGAATAGCACGAATATCAGTATCTTGAGCGATAGCAGTTCCCCCGAGTGACCGATTGAGGAAAGCATAGGTTGCCGCTTTCATAGCGATTGCCTCGTGGTAGTTTCGGGGGATTTTAATAGTTGCTTCACTTCCTCAAGCTACAAGGTCTATAAGGTTTACAGATGCGTGTACTCGTAGTCCATTTGATATAGCTTCCAAAGGGGAAGGATATACAAATATTGAATAGTCCTTTATAACATAGAAAGGGTCTGATACACTTTGATTGAGTTGTGTGAGTTCGTCAGTAGTATAGAAAGAACTAGAGCCAAAAGGGCGTATAGGTTGAAATTCTGTAATAGATGAGGTGTATTTAATACCTGCACCGATTGCCTTGAGAATACCTACTGTACTTGCTCAAGGAGCAGGCAATACGTATTCATTTTGTCCTACAACTGTACTTGTTGTGAAATAATCATAAAAATAGTCTTCATTGATTTCGTTCCGTATTCTCTCTTCTGCGTGATGATACGCAAGATTGAGGAATTGAAGCATTAAAACATCACTGATTTGTGATGAAGTAGTACCTGCGAACGTGTGTGAAAGAGCGATTAGTTCGTTGACAGTCATAGTAGTATATTAAAAAGCTCCCCCCGAAGAGGGAGCATAAGAGTTACGCAGCGAGTACGTCACCTCGTTTGATAACACGAGCATAAGCAGTAGCAGCATCAAGATTGATTGCACCACCTGTGTTGTTAGCAAGTGAGAGAGTTACTGTGTTAGCAGCAGTCACAGCACCAGTAAGAACAAGGTCAGCGACATCAATAGAGAGTGAAGCGAGTACAAAGTCACCAAGTGCAGCACCTGTGACAGTTACTTCTTTAGCTTCTTCATCTCCATCAGCGATAGAGCCAGCATCCCAAGCAACAGAGCCATCAAGCATAATAAGTGTACCGAAAAGGTCACGAGTATCTTGGTGTGTTGTCTTGTCAGAAATATCAATAGTAGCCATAAAAAGAAAGGGTTAAAAGAAAGGGGGAATTTCACCCACATAGGTTATTAGCTATTAGCAGCAAGTGAAGAAGATGTTTCAATTCTGAAGAGTGCCTCCTGTCTGAGGATAGCAGCACCTACACGAAGTTTGACACCAACAGTACCACGTTGAGCGAGAGGGTCGCTTTCAGTAGCAGTAGGCATAACTAGCTTAGTTTCAGGTTCTCCACTCATTACAACTCCGTATGCGTTTTTACCGAATACGTAAGTTGGGTATACATCGATATTACCAGCACCACCTGAACCATTACCAGCATCAGCATAGAATTGTACGTTTGCTGATTCGATGATTCTAGCACCAAACAATGCTCCAATTTCTCCATTGAAGATTGCCTCTGGCTTAGAATACTTGTTTACATCAATGAATGTACCAGTTCCGCTTTCTACCTTGAGGTCGTGAACGACATAAGGATGAGCTATACACATCATTTTACCTCCGTCAAAAGCAACAGCTTTGTTGTTCTTGAGTTTAGATACAGATTGTGCAAGAAGTGCAGCAGTCATATTTTCCCCTGAAGCAATATCATTTCGAGCAGTAGCAGTACCAGCATAGATAATGTTAGTACCTGCATCAATCTGGTCTTGAATGTAAGCATCAGCTACATCAGCAACACGACGAGAGATTTCATCGACAGCTTCAGCGAGAAGGTCGACAGCAGAGTCAGTAAGTACAACATCAGAGAACTTAACGTGCTGACCAACCTGTATAAGAGTAACAGGAACTTGTGTCAGAGTGAAAGAGCCTTCAGATGGTGTTACACCTTCTGTAAGAGTAAGACCTGCAACAGTTGGAGTTGTAGTGTCTACACGAGAGAAGACATAAGAGTTTTGTCCTTTAGGGAGTGATTTAACTACCTTAGAAGCATCTTTAAAGAAAAGATTTGCGTGGAGAGCTTTAATTGCAACACTATCAAAGTATTTTGATAAAGCTGTACCTCCATTAATTGTGGCAACAGTTTGAGTCATAGTGAAAAAAGATAAAAAATAATTTTACCTATATTCCACTTATGATTATCCGAGTAGTTTAGACATTTCTTTCATAGCTTCTTTACGCAACTGTTCTGGAGTATTCGCAGGAGTTGCTTCGATTTGCTCTGAAAAAGATTTATCGCCTCACGACATTGTATTTCTTGATTGTGTCATCTTGTTTAATGATGGCTCATCTTCGAGAGATAGGAGTGCCGCAGGGTTTTTATCCGCTAAAACATAACGGAAAGAATCAATCAGCGAAATAGTAGGGTTTTTCGCTCGAAAGTCTGTAATATCTTTTTCGTAATCCTCAGCTTGAGGAGTCTTCCGAAGAAATTCAGTAAATTCTAGCTTTGCCTTGATAGATGGCAACTCTTTGAGTGCTTCTCTAGCTTGGCGGTTTTCCTCTCTGCGTTTCTCTTTGAATGCACGAGCTTGTGGAGTTAATCCATCGTCTTCGTACTGAGATTCAGATTCGAGGGTTTCTTGAGACTCTTCTACAGTTGTCTCCTCTGTGTTGTCGTTGTTTGTGAAGTCGACTTCTTCGTTTGTATCGGACATAAAGTATCATTAGGAATTATTATGCAGTCCATACTGCTTATATAAGTATACTAGGAATTTTACACTTGCAAACTATTTTTCATAAGACTTCAAAGATTCAATAAGTTCGTATGGTTTTTCTATGAAAGCCTTGAGGGTATTACGAATGATAATCGAGTATGCTTTTCTCTCATCCATTGGAGTATTAGGATTAAATATATACTCCTCATTATCGTCTATAAGGTCTTGAAACTCTTTTACGAGTAGTTGCCATCATTCAGACGACATTGTAGCTTTTACAGCGTTTAATCTTTGTAGTTCGAGAGTGTCTTCCATATTATTCACAAAGTTCTTCTACTTCATCAATGTCATCGAACACGACATCTTCATCACTGACTTTAATTCATTCCCAGAGGTCTGCCTTTTTAGTCCAATAAGGAATTTGTTCGATACTTCTCACGAGGTTTTCCTGTATATCTTTGAGAGTCTTATTGAGTTCTTCTCTACGTTCTGGCGAGCAATCATCTTTTAGGAGTGCCTTAGATATGTTCTCACGATTAAACTTATACCCGTCTATATTGTCGGTAATATCTTTAATCTTAGCATAGGTTTCGAGGAGCTTTGCTTCAATAACTTCTGGGTGGAAGTATTTACGAGGAATGGAAATCATAATTATTGGTTAAGAGATAAATTTTGATTCTGTGGTTGGTTACTTTGAGTCATCATATTGTTTTGTACTTGTGCTTGTACCTGATTCCCTGTTTGTGAGCCTTGCTCTGCACTTGCTTGCACTTGCTTCATTATAATCGCTAGTTTACGCATTTCAATAGATGCCCATTTCTCTTTACTGTCTTCTGCACTTTGGTAAATCATCAGGAAAGTGTAGTTGTCGTCTCATTCTTCTGGATATATCATTTCTCACTTATTAATAGCTTTGACATCTTCCCAAGCTGTGAGTTCACTTGCACTAGGTGGAATCTTTTGGTATGCTTCTTCTTTGCTTATCTTAAGGACTATTTGGTAATACTTGCGTTTAAAAAGAGCCTTAGCAATCTCTGGAATGGTTGTATCTTGCATATAGAAGTTATATGAAGCCATCCAAGCATCACGAATATCATTGTGAATCCTTTTAATGTTTTCTTCTGAATCGAGTACAACATCAGGGTCTTCAATAGTGGCAATATCTTTGCGTTGTAGCGTTGTTTGTGTAGGTGTGAGTCATCTAGTAAGGCGAACAAACTTTTTGTCTGTCTCGCTCATATATTCTTGGTAACAACGATACCAGAGTTTCCAGAAGTCTTTATCAGCGACAAGAGCAATTTGGAATCATAAAAGGAATCGAGCGTTAGCATTACGTTGAGCCGCCTGAATCTCGCTTGCAGTTCTCTTTGTGTCTTCTGTTACACCAGCTTGTACATTAGAGATACCAGTTGCGAGTTGTGCATCTCATCTGAGTTGCTGTTCAAAGTTGTAGTAGTCAGATGAGCCTTGTGATTTTGGAAGAGTAGCAATGAGTCCATTTACATCATCAGAGTCTACAGGTACGAATCTCCTTTGAGTTAAGCTAGGTGCTTTCAATAGGTCTGTTCTGTTCTTTACTTTCTTTGATACGAGCATTGTATCACCTAGAGCAAGGTCTTTCTCTCGAATAAGTTTAAGATTCTTCAAAATAGTCATCGCCATTTGTGAATCTTCTACTAAGTCAGCAAGCGAGATACCAAAAGGGTCATTTGGAATAGGGGAAATATATCGGAGAATAACAGGAAACTCTATAAGCGTTTCGTCTTCTTTTTCTGCCTTAGTTACTGCTTTGAGCTTCTCACATCGGATAATAACAGAACAATCATTTGCAAGTGATACAAGGTAAGGCACTCCATCAATTCGAGTGTATCCTTCGATTATAGAAACATTCTCGTTACCATCATAGAGAGCATCAGCGACACTTGTTTGAAGATTACGAGGTTTAGCGTAAGCTATATCGTTTTGTATTGTTATATCTGATTTCGTACTCTCCTTTGCTATGTCTATGTTAAAATATCCATCCTTCTCTTTGAGTGAGTAAGATGGTACTTCACTTTCAAAGTACATAAAGCGGAAGTTTCTCGTTGTGAGCCATCATTTTTTATCAGGAAACCAAGAGAGAGGGTCTTTTACACTCCAAGTTGGACAGTTAGTTTTACTCCATTTGTCTTTTACGAGGATAGAAACTCAAAACATTCACTCGTGCCATCTTCTTTTAATCTCGTGTTCTGGCATATTCATTTCTTCCCAGTCATACTTTGCCATATTATTGAGATTCTCTGCAATATCTTCATCCATCCATTGACGACCAAGCCAAGTAACACTCTTTTGGTCGCTTGTAGTTGTTGCCATCCAAGCTTGCATTGAAGTATAGAGCGTATTATCGCTTATTCTTTCTGGATTCTTCTCTTGATTTACATAGAGCTTTAATTGGTCTCGTTTACGTTGTCGTTTGAGGTCTGTATAGTTCTGTGAGTCTTCCTTTTCTGCCTTTACCTTCGCAAGAAGTCTGTCGTATGTCCACAATGGAGGAAGAGACATTTTCGTATCTACGATATATTCCATAATTTTAGGGGTTAGTATTTATAGTATAATAATATTTTTACAAGTACAAATTATAAAAAGGATTCACTCTCCCAAGATTCATTACTTCAAGTAGAATATGTTTGTGAAAGAGAGACAGCTCAAGTAAGAGCATCTATTCTATCATCGTGCTTTCAATTGGGAAACTTCAAGAGTTCTGCTTCGAGTTCCATATAAGAATTGTTGTGAAGCATAGAGCCAGAAGAGTATCGTCATTGTAGTGTAGAACGAATCCTCGCAACTTTCTCTCAAGATGGTCTAACAGCTTCGAGTGTGAAAAACGTATTGCGTACTCTCATTTGCTTTTGTACTTCCAAGATAAGCATCTTCTGATATTGCACATCTTCGATACCTACTTTGCTTCCCCATTTTCTTTGAGTCTGAAAGATAGTATCAATAATCTGGTCGGGTAGCATCTTCTCTGCGATACATTCGAGAACATACACAAAGTTATTTCGTGAGTCTATTCCGATTGTAACTATTGCGGTGTTGTCAGCATCTTGTTTTTGACTAATTGCTGGGTCTACAAAAGTTATGTATTCGAGATAGTTCTTAGCTGATTCATAAGCGTGATTGTCATAGTACACGAACATAGAGCGTTTAAACTCTCCTCATTCGGTGTTTATTGGCTCTTGTTGATACTGTGAAGCAAAGAAGAGGGAATTATTAGCTCGGAGTTCTTTAAAGTAATCAGCAGAGAATCGTGAAGCCCAGAAGCTATCTCATTCATCGTTAATGGCGGGTATTTTTAGCTCTGTCCATTTGTTTCACTCACGCTCTAATATCTCTCCTGCAAGGTCATCTTCTCTCCATCTCTGCATTATTAGAATCTGTTTTGCTTTGTCGTCCTGTTTACGAGTGAGAAGTGTAGACCAGTACCAATTCGATACAGTTCTACGAATAGTGTCTGATTCAGCATCTTGTCGTGAAGCGTAAGGGTCATCTATAATTAGTATGTTCCCTCATTTACCTGTGATTCATCCTCATACTCAATAGATTGCAAACTCTCATCAGTTCTCTACGTTCCAATTCTTTACCGCTCAAGAGTCTCAGCTTATCTTTGTGTTGTAAAGGCTCTGATATTCTCTTGTATGAATCCTATTACGGATATTACGAGAAAAACTCTCTAGGAGGTTAAGAGAGTGTCCTGTGTATAGTATATCTGTCTTTGGATAGTCTCAATAGAGCTTACTTATAAACTCTTGCATTAGTCTACTCTTTCAGGCTCTTGGTGGCATTGATATAATCAAGTTCTGTATGTCTCATTTTAGAAGTTTATCGAGGTGTTCTGCAATCAGTATATGATGAGGTGCTATTTCAAAGAATCGGTCACAATAAACTGCATAGGCAAGTAAGTCTTCTCTTGCTTGTTGCTTGAAAAATTGTTGCTCTAGTTTATCCATTTATATGGCGAGAAGCGATTAGTCTTTTCTGTTCTGGTGTAAGTTCTTCGCTAATATCAATATTCGTATTAGCATTCTCTGTTTCTGTCTTGAGAGAAAACTCTCATTTCCTTTTCCTTTCTAAGTATTTCAATGCTAGTTCTGCATCTTCTCATATCTTATCTACTACTGTTTTCCTAGCTGTTAATACAGGTCGGTTTCTTAAAGCAACCAATCTATGTAATAAGTCTTCATCGTCTGCTATCCAATTATAGTAAGTTTTTGGTGTAATGTCTGCATAAAAACAAGCTTCCTCTACTGTACAATCAAGAGCAAAAGCCTCCTCCAGTTTTTTCAGAGTCTCTGGAGATTTTAGAGTTGGTCTTCCTATCATTTTTATATCAAGTTAAGATTCATATTTTGTAACTCTTTTTCTGTTACTATCTTTACAGTTGCTCTATCTACTATATCGAAGTTCTCTTTATAATCAATATCTTGTTTAGGTTTTAAAATGATACTGGGGAATCCTGCTACTCTTACATTCCATTCTACATTCCATTCTTTGAAATATCCTTGTAAGTTAAGTTGGATAGTTGGGAGTTGGTGTTCCACAGTTGTAGCATCCATTAGTTTAATAGTAATGCTTCCAATCTTTCCTCCTTTGTTTTCAATAGAGATATATCAAAAGAGTTTCCACATAGCTGTTATGTTGTTTCCGTTTGGATAGTTTGCGAAATGTTCTGCAACACTCTTTTCTCTTTCTTGTGAGTAGGGTATTTTCATATTATTTGTTAAAAGTATGCTCGTATCACTTGAGAAATTCATATATATTTTTTAGTCTTTCTCTTGATTCATTTGTATCTTTTCAGTCAATAAGTCTAAACTCATATTTTCATATTTCATTCTCTAAAACATCTTTAGGAGTAGTGTATTTTGGCATCTCAATAAAACCCTCTTGTAGTAAAGTTCTTACTATATATATTTCGAGTGATGATAATGTTATTGCAGGAGTCTTCATAGTTACTTCATTAGTTTAAATCCCTTTGGTAAACTGTAATACTTCTTCTCCCCTCTAAATATCACTTCAAAATCATCTCATCCCTCATAGACCTTACAGGGGTTTACTTGTTCGGCTACTTCGTTAGTAGTGATAATCTTATGGTCTTTGAGATAGCGTAGGTTTCAAGACCTGTCTCACTCTGGGAGTTCTATCATCTGGTAGTAGTTTCCTTTCTTTCGGAGTTCTACTCATTGACGAGACATTCATTCTAGTCGAGTGAGTACAGAGGTGATATGGGCTTTAATCATTGGTGTTTTGTTAGTCTTATTATACTGTTTTATTGTACAATACAAGTTTATTTTGTTATCTTATAAGGTAATTCTACTATCCAATTCATTCATTCGTAATAAACATCAATAGTTTTTCAAGTAATTATATATTTCAATACAATATATACTCCTGAAATTGGTAGTGTTATTATCAGTAGTATAATAAGAAATGGTTGGGATAAACACAATATAAGGAAAAGAGTTCTTTTTAGCATAGTTTTACTTTGGTTCTACTTTAGTGGTGGGGCTAAATAATAATTCAAAAATAGTTCTTAATAAATTTATAGCCTCATCGTGGCTCGTCTGGTTTATACGCTATACATAAAGCAAAGTGCCATTGTTTTGGAGTGCAGTCACAACATCCACCATAACAAGTACATCCCTGAAAATAACTTTCAAAATGAAATCTTACTGGTGTTCATTTCAAGGTTAAGGTTAGTCTACTGGGGGAGGGGGTGATGCCTCCCCATAAATAATCTAGTCTGTCCAAGTAGCACCTTTTACAGCCCACATTTGAGCACCTTGTGCCTCAGTGATAGCTACTGAGAGAAGACGAGCTTTCTCATTTCTATCTGTACCTCGCAAGTCATTGAGCTTATCAATAACTTGAGCGTAGAGTGCTTTGATTTCATTCACATCAGGATTACCTCCTGGGTTGAAATTAACACCTACTGCCTTCTGTCCAAAAGTGAGTTCTTCACCCATAGTAAAAAGAAAAAGAATAAATAGTTTTATGACATTACGGTCAGTTTTTTAGGACTATTTTAAGTCATTTTTTGAATTATTTAAAATAATGCATCATTCCTGATATAATGTTTTTAATACTTGCCCCATAGCATTTCTTACATTCTCGTGTGAAAATGATAACATTTTTCAAAGTTCTCTCCAAGAATATTTGTCATCTAGCCAATCAATAATAATTTGTCTTTCTGCTTATGTGATATTCTCAAGTAGAAACTCGTAAAATTCTTCTGACTGAGAGTCGAAAGGTTTGGAGAGGTCGAAGTAAATATAATTTCATTTGCTATCGTATACAGGTCACATATCATCTTCAGTTTCAGTATTTCATCGGTACATTCAATAAATCAATCAATCTCACCAAATAGCAAAATCTGGTAGCAATCCTAGCCAATCATTTATTTGGATAGGGTGTCAGAGGATTTCCTTGATTACTAGCTTATCTTTTTTCTCAGTTTTTCAAAGTATTCAAGGCTTAACAAATGTTACTGTATCTTGGTAAAATCAAGTTACTATTCTTTCATAGTCTCTCAATATTACATTAGATTTTATGATAATCCTACACCCAAAAGATAATTCCTGCAAGTGCGGAAGTTTCTCACGAATGAGCTTGTTACATTGTTCTTTAGAC